CCCCGACAGGTCCACCACGACGGGGTGCCGCCAGCCGGGCAGGCGCATCCCGCCGCCCGTGTATGCGGTGCCGGCCACTTTAGGGCGGGTCCCGGCGGACGCCTCAATCAGTCTGAAATCACTCATCATCCTTCTCCTTGCCCGTCTCCGGGACGTTGTTTCCGTTCGCCGTGACGGGGATTCCAAGCTCCCGCATCACCTTGAGCTCCTTGCCCCTCTGGCGCAGGACGGCCATGTAGTCGCGGCCCTCCCTGGCGCACTCGGCGGCGAGGGTGGTCGTGCAGCTTGCCAGCCGTTGCGACTGCGCCGTCGCCTCCTTCACGGGGTCCACGTGCGGGAATCCGTCCCAGAACCACGTGTGGGAATCGTCGGCCTCGGCCTCGCCGCGCAGGAGCAGCCATTCCCTGAACCACGCCTCGAAGACGCGGTTCAGCACCTCGCCCTCCCAGCAGGAGCGGTCCACGAGTATGGACTTGTGGTACACCTGGCTGTCGAGCCTGCCCGACGCGTAGTTGAAGCCGCTGAAGTCGCCCGCCACCGTCCCGTATGTGCATGAGACGCACCTCGCGATTTCCGAGAGGTAGCACTTGACCGCCTCGGAATGCGTCGAGGACGGCTGCTTCGGGTCGAGCTGCCCCATCTTCCATCCAGCGGGCATCGTGACCATCATGTTCCTCTCCAGGGGGATGGTGTCCAGCGCCTCGATGTCCTCGCTCTCTCCGTCTGGCGGCGCGTCCGTGTAGAGCACCGCCGCGAAGTCCGCGGCTGCCTCTGCGGCTGAAAGCACCGCCTTGCTGTAGCGTCGGAGCTGCGCGAACAAATCCAGCGCGGGGGTCAGCTCGGGGATTCCCCGGTGCAGCCCCGGCCTGTCCCTGCGGAATATGTGGACCATGTTCACGGCGGGGACGATGACCGCCTCGTCGCCGGGCATGGCGAACGCGTCGCCCGGATGCCGCTTGAGAACCCTGTACGACTCGGGGTTGCCCCACTGGTCGAACCTGATTCCATCCACCTCGCCGTCGGCCTCCATCCACCTCGGCTCCCCGCTCACGCGGTCGGCCTCTATCAGGGTCAGCCCCAGTTTCACGGTGTGGCGGATTCCGGGGTTGGTGTCAAGCACCGCGAAGGCCTCGCCGTCCTGGCACCTCGCCATCCGCATCGTCCGCAGCTTCTGCGGCAGCATCACCGCCTCCGACCATTTCGCGAAGGCGGCCTCCGCCTCGTCGTTGAAGGCCTCGTCGTCCGTCAGCATCTGGAGGCGCGGCCCCGTGCCTATCGTGTCGTTCGCCAGCATCTGGACAAGCCCCCTGGCGTATGAGTTGTTGGCTATCTCGTAGCGGCTCCGCATCCGCAGGGTGCGGCGCACCTCCGGGCTGGCCTCGCCGTCCGCCGAGAGGGCGTCCGCCGCCGACCAGTGCCTCGCGTTGTCCTTCGTCGTCTGCGCCGAGTCGAACCGCGCCTTCACGGCCTTGAACACGGTCCGCGCCCTCGGCGCGAATATTGATTTGATTCTCTCGAACATCACTGCGCCCCCGAATGGCTCATCCTCGTGAAGCGCAGGCCGCCGTAGCGCCCCCTGGCGGCCCTCTTCGAGGCCAGGTAGCGGTCGGCCTGCACGAGGTCGGAGAGCGGGTGCTGCTCCACGCGCTGCCCGTCCACCTGCGCGGACTTCGGGCCGCCCGCGCTCTTCCTTATGGCGTCCTCAAGAGCCTTGTCCTTCTCCTCGCCCATCCTGAATCCTCCTCTCCTCCTCGTCGATGCGGAGGCCAATCCACCGCATCACGTTCACGCACATGCTGTTTCCGCAGGCCTTGTACCGCGGCGCGTCCGGGCAGTCCTCCGCCTTCTTCCCCTTCCAGGGAATCTGCGTCCATCCGTCCGGGAAGCCCATAAGCCTCTCCGTCTCCACGGGCAGGAGCCGCCTCACGGTCGCCCTCCAGCCGGGATTCTCCTCCTTCATTACGCCCGAATGGTGTCCGGGGCAGGTCCCGTTGGTCTGGGTGTGCGCCAGCTCCCTCTCCACAGGGCATCCGTAGTTGACGTCGAAGGACGTGCCGTAGGATGCCCCTTGGCTTTCCTCCTCCGCCTCCATGACGCCGTTGGTGTACCCAGAGCCGGAGCCTATCTTCTGGGTGTGGGCCAGTTCCCTCTCCACCGGGCATCCGTAGTTGACGTCGAATGACGCTCCGTATGCCACCGCGTGGCTCTCGCCGTGGGTGGTCGCCAATGTCGGGCTGACGTCCTCCTTCGAGACGTGGCATCCGCTCTTGCCGCCCATCATGTCCACCACCGTGTCCACCTTGATGACGCTCGGGCCGATGCTGTCGCCGCCCATGCAGGAGCCGCGCATCACGGTCGCGGAGACGTCGCCCGTCTCCTTCCCGTTGTAGAGGTCGCAGCCGACCTGCCTCTCGGCGTATGCCACGCCGTGGATGTCCTTGGCTGTCTGGGTGTACATCACGTCGTCGCCGTTCACGCCGAGGCCGCTGCCTCCAGCGCGCTCAGCCTTGCCCATCTTGTCGCCATCGAGCGATATCACGGGCGGCTCGACGACCACCAGCTCGTTCGCCCGGCTTTCGCCCCGGTCCCAGAGGTTCAGCGTGTTGGCCACGCCCGTCTCCTTGAAGTTCGGGCATCCGCCGGCCTCGGTCGGTCTGGCCGTCTTGCTGAACGCGGTCTGTGCCCCCTCCGGCTCCACCACCACGGTCTCCGTGTTCGGATTGCCGTGGGTGAGGGTCTTCGAGGCATCGGTCGGCGTCACGTACAGTCCGCCGTCCGGGCGGTCCTTTCTTGTCCCGTTGGCGTCGCAGGGCGTGATGCTGAAGCACTCGCGCTGCGCGACCGCCGGGAGAATCTGGCTCCGCAGCGTCGGGAACACCTCCTCCCCGTAGCATTCCATGCTGCCGCCCGCGTCGTTCTTGATGAAGCCGAGCTGCTTCGGCTGCCCGTCCTCCACGACCTCCTGCACCAGCGGCGTATTTCCGCCGCCCGTGCCGAGGCGCGAGGTCAGCGTCGGGGACACGTCCCCCGTCTCCTTCACGCGGCTGTCGTTGGGGTGGTTCTCGTAGGCGATGAGGTTCTGGTTCTTGGTGGCCTGCACGGCGCATACCGCGCCCGCGACCGCCCCGTCGCCGCTCATCAGCCGCACCTCGTCCCTCTGGTTCTGCCGGAAGCAGACCGCCTGTCCGTCGCCGTCCCTCTCGATGAGGAACTTGTCGCAGTCCTGGAAGGTGTTCTTGTTGAAGAGGTTCGCCTCAAGTGTCTGGCAGACCGCCTTGTCGGGGCTCTCCCCCTCGGGCGTCTCCACGACCGCCTTGCCTCCCTTGTAGTCGGTGGCGACCAGCGTCGGGGAGACGTTCCCCTCGGTCTCGGCCTCGAGCTGCCTCATGTCCACTACGCACTGGAGACGCCCCTTGTCGGGCATCCGCTGCGCGTCGGATGTCGTGGTCAGCGTGTCCGCCTTCTCCGAGCCGTCCCACCAGGACGCCTTCGGCTTCCCATCTCCGTCATATACCATCGTGTCGCCCGCGCGGGACGCGCCCAGGCACGGCGACACCTCCTTGCACTCGCCAGTGAACAGCTCGAAGTTGAAGCCGTTGGCCTCCCTCGGCTGCTGCTCCTCCTTGCACACGCACTGGGGGAACTTGGCGTCGATTCTGGCGATGGTCGATGCCACGCCGTCCTCGTGCGCCCCCAGCCGCATCCCGTAGGGGACGAGGCTCACTACGCCTCGTTCGCCTGGCGCTTCAGGGCCGCCAGCAGCAGGGGCGGAAGCTCCCTGTGCCGCCTCTCGGCGCGGCGGAGTATCCCTTTCGCGCATTTCTCCGTCAAGAAGTACCGCCGCGGGATGGGTCCAGTCCAGAGGACCTCCGAGAGCCCCGCCACGGTATCCGAGCAGGAAGATTCGCCGCCTCCGCTGGGGGATGGCGCGGGGGAAGCCGGGAACTCTGGTATACTGTGCGTCCAGTATTCGCCAAGCCAGCCCGTAGCATCCGGGGGCGTTGGTGACGATTCCGCACCGTCCCCATCCTCCCTTGGGCACGGGGACCTCCCATCCGCAGAGCAGCGATAGGAGGCTGGCAAAATCGCGTCCGCCCCCGCTTGAAAGCACGCCCGGCACGTTTTCCCAGACAGTCCACCTCGCGCCCGAGCGGTAAGCCAGCCTGACAAACTCGAGGGCCAGATTTCCCCTTGGGTCGGCGAGGCCTTTGCGGAGTCCGGCCAGGCTGTAGGACTGGCACGGGGTCCCTCCGACAAGAAGGTCAATTGCTCCATCATAATCCTCCTTCTGTATTTTCGTGAAATCGCCAAGGTTGGGCAGGGTCCCGCCTTCCGGCAGCTCCCTTGTCTGCCTAGCCCAGGACTCGCGGTTCTTCCTGTCCGCCTCGTCCGCCGCCTCCGCGGGGTCGAGCGGGCGCAGGGGGCGCGTCGCGCCGAGCCGCTCCATCAGCACCGCCGACGGGAACGGCTCCACCTCGGCGAGGAATCTCGCCTTCCAGCCGAGCGGCGCCCATGCGGCGGTCGCGGCCTCGATGCCGCTGCAAACGCTTCCGTAGTTCATGCGTGCCTCCTTGATTGTCTTTGAGAATCTTGTTCCGTCATCTATTTCACTCAGCCTTTTTTCGATTTCGGCAGGGCGTTTCGATGAAAAAAGTTGATTTTTCATCGTTTTTTTCGCGACGGAGATCGGAGAGGCGGATTTTCACCCGTCCCGCAGGACGCGGTGCCGCCTCGGAGACGGAGTTTCCGCTCCGCAGTGCCGAGAGCCTGACGGGGGCTCCGCGCCTCTTCAGCGGGGTCGCCGTGCCGAACTCGGGCATCGTCGCCCCCAGCATGGAGCCGCAGACCGCGCATCCCGCAAGGCAGTCCAGCCAGTGGTTGTCGCTCCTGTCGGGGCGGAGCTTCCACTCGTCCACGACCCTCCCGCGCCCCTCCGTCCTGACGCGGTACTCGGCGGTGAGGTGCTCCGCGAGGAGCTGGTGGATGTCGGGTCGCCGCCCCAAGAGGGAGAGGCATCCCCTGTCGCCCAGCGGCACGGCGAGACGCGCATGGACGAAGGACTTCCAGAAGTTGGAGTCGAAGATGACGTGGCGTATCGCCCGCTTGCCCGCGACCGACGGCATCATCCAGTTGAAGCCGAGGCGGTCGCCCCTCTGGCGGCGG